CCCGAGGCAGTCGCGAGCAGGCCGTTCAAGTCGGCAATCTGCTTGAGCACCGCCGCCCGGTAGCCGTTCCAGTCAACCGACTGTCCGTCGATGCTGTAGCTTGGCTTGGGGTTCGCCGCCTCGGTCGCCAAGGCCGCATAGAGGGCCGACCGGATGGCCACGATGTTCTCGGCGTCAGTTGCCACCGGATTCTCCCGGAGGCAGGATCTCCAGTTTCTTCGCGGTCAGGGGCGAACGGCCCGAATTGGCCAGCCCGTTAAACGCCCGGATGGCGTCTTCCACGCTGCCAGCCTCGACCTCGACAAATTCCCCGACCGAGCCCACGGGACGCAACCGCCAGCCCACAGGGCGCACCACAGCGGGCTTCTCGACCGGAGCAGGCACGACGGGCACGACGTCCGACTCGACTGGCTTCTTTGACTTCGACATTGCATCTCCTCAAAAACAACGCACCCGCCGGAGGAGGCCGACGGGTGCGATTGATGGTCGGCCAGGTCAGACGATTAGGCCGTGCATTTCACCATGTAGCGGGGATCGAGGGTCGCGTAGGCACCCCGTTCGCTCGCCTTGAACCGCATCACCACGTCGGCGGTGAACTCGGCCTCGTTGTTCGCGGGAGCCTGCACCACCGTGAGGGGCCAGTTCTCCATGTAGGCGAACGCCTTGCGGGGATCGCCGAGGAACCACGAAGTGTCGGTCGCCATCCGGGCAGCCAACTGGTTCGTGGAGACGATGGTGTAGTTCCCGATCGGATTCCCGGTCTTGGTCTCGGTCGGGTTGCCGCTCGTCGCGTAGCCCGGAGTGGTGACCGTGATCTCCGTGGCATTGATGATCCGGCGGGCAGTGTAGAGCAACTGCCGCGTGCAGATCAGGTGCGACGGGTTGATCAAGATCGGCTCGCCGGTCTCGGGATCGAGGATGGCCGAGAACAACTGCTCGGCAGCGTCAATGTCGGTCCAGTCAACCAGAGCATTCGTCGCCGCGAGGTTGTCCCAGGTGTGCGAGCCCGCGTTGTCGCCGTAGGTGGCGATGGTCGTGTCACGCCACCGGTAGCGATGGTCGGTCACGTTCTCATCGACCACGCAGTCGATGGCCCGCTTCTCCTTGTTGAGGCCCAAGGCTTCGCCGACCTTGCGGCAGCGTTGCTCCAGGACGCCCGTGCGATCGAAGAAGATCGCTTCCTTCGTGACCTCGACCACCAGCCCCCGCTTGGTGGTGACTGGAGTGTCGATGTAGGTCTGGCTCACCCCGGCCTTCGGGTAGGGCTGGCCTTCATCGACGACCAACGCTTCGTCGCCGATGTTCGAGATTCCAGGGATGCGCTCGCCGTTGAACTGCGTGCTCATCGTCGGGATGAGACCGCTGAACACGAACGCCTCCTGCTGGTATTCCGCCATGATGGCGTTATAGAGCAGTTGCCCGCTGATCTTGGCGAACTGGCTCGAAGCCACGAGGGAAGCCGTTTCCCGCAGTTCCGTGTTGCCGTTCGACCGAGGATCGTACAGGCCGACAAGTTCCCGGCCATCCTCAACGAAGTTCTCGAAGAGGCTGCGAATCGAGAAGTCGCTGAATCGCAACTCCTTCTTCCGCAGACCTTCCGCAAGATCAGCGTGGAACCGCTCGGGCTGCCCGTCACGTTGGGCCGCCTCATACAACCGCCGCAAGGCCTTGGTATTGACCATGACTGTCCCTTTCGCCTTAGCGGCTCTGAGTGCAGGAAACGTAATCCACGTTGAGCGTCTCGTTGTTCGCTCCGCCGTTCTTCACGCCGAGGGCAATCTGCATCTCGGTCGCCGATGTGAAGATGTAATCGTGCTGAGCACACAAGACGCCATCGACGAAGAAGCTGACGTAGGCATTGGTCGCCGAGTACGGCATATACTCGAACCGCAGCGTCTGGTAAGCAGCCCCGCCCGCTGTGATGGTTTTCTTCGCCAGGTTGTTCGCGTTGGTCGCCAGAAGCTGCGTCGTGGTCTGCGTGGTCGAGTTGCTGGTCTCGCACTGCCAGACCGTCTCGCCGTCGATTTTGAAGAAAACCGCCCCGCTGTAGCTGCTCGGAGGTCCGCCTCCATTGTCGACCAGCGAATTCGCTCCAACCGCATCCATCAGGCCGACGAGAATGTTCGCGTCGTCCGTGTTGGCCTCAGCGAACTGAACGCGAGCCTCGAAGAGGGCAGGCTTGTCGGCAGCGAACTTGAATACCTCGTTCGCAGATTCGACGTAGGCTTCGTCATTGTCGGCGACGGTCGCATCGCTCGGCACGAGGGCGAGAATCCCGCCCGCAGCATCGCCCACCGAAGCGGTGCCCGAGTCGGTCAACGTGGTCACCCAATCAGCCGAATCGACGTCGCGGGTGAAATCGTCGGTGATCGAGAATTGATTGCGGGTCAGCAGAAGCTGCGTGAGCCCATCAGTACGAACAGCCATTAGCGTCGCTCCTTAGTTGCGGATCGCGGCCAAGAAGCCGCTGGTGTTGGTTGGATAGGCAGCGACAGCCGCAGCCGGGGGACTCGCAGCAGGCCGGGCAGCACGCTGGGCAGCAGGCCACGACTCGATCAGCTTGGCCCGCTTGTCGCCAGGCACGACCTTGAGGGCTTCGAGCCGCTCGCGTGTGACCTCGCGGCCCGCCGATTCGAGCAACGCCCGTGCGTCGTGGTCGGCCTTCAGGATCGCGAAGCCCTCGACCAGCACGTCCAGCTTGGACATGATCTTCGCGACCGATTCGGCCATCGGCTTCTCATCCATCTTGTCGGCCTCGCCCATCTCGATCTCAAGGCTGGGCTCTTCCGGCGTCTCCATCGCAGCGAGGAGGGCCTTCAGCTTGGCGACCATCTCGCCCATGTCGCCGTCCATCGCCTCCATGACCTTGGCCTTGAACTCGTCGGCCTCCATCATGGGCTTCTTCTCGCCTTCGACCTGCATGTATCCCTCGCTCTCGAAAAGCCCCGCGTTGGTGGCGGGAGTCTGGACCAGATCAACGCTGTGGACTCGCTCGACGGTCTCAACGATCGTCGTGCCCCCGTCCATCCGCACGGTGCCCTCGGCGTGGTGACTCAGCCCCAGCCGGTTCGGATTCCGCTGGGCCACTTCGACCAGCAGTGAGGCCGATGGGTGCGACTTCAGGTAGTGCAGATCGCCATAGACCGCGTTCTCGCGCACAGCCACGCCACGCAGCCAGCCGAACGCATCCGCCACGGGCCGGTCGGTCGCATCGCGGGAGTGATCGACGTTCACGGCAACCCCCTCGTACATCCCCGCCGCCGACTTGATCGCTTGGGGCGAGTATCGACGCCCGTTCTTGCTCGACGGCCCGAGGATGCGAACGCCACGGATGACGCCTTCCTCGGTGTCGATTGCCGTCGGGCTGAGTTGTTCTTGTTCGATGAGTCGCATGGTGTTATCATGCGACGGGCCAGTCGTGAGGGACAATAGCCGAGTAGGCAAAATGCCACGTTGATACAAAAGCAGCGTATTTCTCGGGGAATAGACCTTGTGAATCATGATTCACAAGGTCACCGCCTCACTCGCTTCGCCGCTGGTTCTGCCTGCGTCGTGAGATAACACCGGCAGTTCGGGTGCGCTGGCGGTCCACCATTGGCGACGATCTGACTGATTGCCCGAGTCCCCCCAGGTGCAACCAGTGTTCGCAACACCGGCTCCCACAGGTCAGGCACCTTGCCATCGAGGGGCCGACACACTGGGCAGACCCTGTCGTCTTTCTCCGTCCGCCATCGCGTGATGAGGTTGTAGCCTCGGTCCTCGACCACGGGCTTCACGCCGTTCGTGCCGCCGACTGCCGCTTTCGTGACCTCGGTTGCCGCTGTCGTTGCGTCGCGGGCCGGGCCGATAGCCTGAGTCAGCACCTCCTCGACGTTGGCCTTAGACGGCGGTGTCGTCGCCCATCCCTTGCCCGCCGCGTCAACGATCTCCTTGGCAGCCTCGATGTTCGCTCGGGCCACCTCTGCCGCCTGCTTTGCCGTGGACGCCACGCCTTGACGCACCATCGCGGATTGCTGCACATCGCTGATTCCCGCCCCGGTCCCGCCTGCTGCGATGATGTCACCGGCCACATCGCCCGCCGACCTTGGCTTGTCAGCCCCCCTCTTCGCCATCGCCGACCGCTGAGAACCAACCGCCCGCGAGTTGCCCAGCAGTTCCTCCAGGTGCTGATTGGCCGCGAGCATCCAGATAGCCAGCAGCATCCCAGCCATCTCCTGCCGCCGCTCCTGCTCCCACCGTGCCCAGTCACTCGCAGTCACCCGCGAGGGGTCGGGAGGATCGCCCAGCTTGTCCCGCAGTTCTGCACGTTGCTTGCTCGACAGCCGGGACAGCCGCTTGGCAAAGTCCGCCTCGATGGCCATGCGACCGACGATCTCACTCATCGCAGCAGCCCTCGTGTTCGTGCAACTGCGACAGGATCGCCCGGGCCTCTGGCACGCTCTGCACTGACTCCAGAGCCGCCACGACTGCCGCGTCAATCGCCGACTCGCTCACATTGCCCACGATCCCTGCCGCCCAGTCAACGCCGGTCGTCCCGCCCCAGCCCAGCCAGGCGACGTGCCCCGCATCCCGCCAC